TATTGCCTCTTAAATCCAATTTAGTAAAAGAGTTATCCATTGAACTAAGAATAGGTCTTGTAGCACCCAAGTTTTTTATATCTATACTGGAAGCATCTGTTAATCCATCCCAATATACTTCAAATTTATCTCCTAATCCACCTGTTGATGATATATTAGAAAATCCAAATTTAACAGGCGCATCACATTGAACAGTTATATAAGTTCCTGCAGTAATACCTGTCAAGGTAGCAGTTACTGCACTACCAGTTACACCTGCTGTAAATCCACCTGTAAAGTAAAAGGTATTTGTTTGGTTACCTGTATTAAAACTAACTGTAGGATTGTCTTCCTGTGCAACAAAGGAAAATAATCCTTTTCTTAATGATGCAAGGTCTTGTGTAGGTGTATCGGTATAATCAGCACCTAAATCGTCAAATCCATTTAACGAAGATGTGAATGCTTCCTTGAGCAAACCACCAACTTGTGTTAGCCCATTTGTTTCCATTTATACAGTTAGTTCTGATGCGAAAATTACTGCTGTACTAGCTGCAGAAAGAAATCTTGCTGCCTTTGCTGCATCTACACTTAGTGTATATGCACGACCTGCGTATACTAAATGACCATTAGTAGCACTTGGAACGCTACCATCTATAGTCATGTAAGCATTATTTCCTTGTACATCAAAAGACACAGCTTTTGTTTTTGAATCAAATGCTCCAAAAGTAGCTTCTGCTACAGTAGTAGGCAGTAATCGTTGTGATGTTGCACCTGGTGTAGGTTTTTGATATAGGTTTACTACATATGAGTTCATAATTATCTTGATTGTCTACTTACGTAGGTTGAAAATCTTGTTGTTGCGTTGTTATTGTTTGCAATTATATCATTATGCTCAAGTTCTAAATCTAGGGCTGCTTGAGCAGTTTGTTCTTCTATAAGTGCCTTTTGATGCTGCCCATCCATACGTAAAAAATCTGCGTATGCTGCGTGTGCGATAAAAGGAAAAAATTCTTCTGGTACAGGTTCATTAGAACTTGTAAAATTTGTGTCAATTGTAAATGCTTCAAAATTTTTCTTATAAGTTACATATGCAAAATTAGCATCTGTATCTTGGTTGTTAATGATATAAGCTCCATTTGCATTTACATAGTAATCGTATTCCAATGTTGAATTTCTAACAAGTGCTTGGTTTTGATATATTCTCAAATATTCACTTATTGTATTTTTTTTAGAAGCTTCTTCTAAGTAATTTTCGTTATATGGAATAAGTACATCAAATGTTTTGAATACTAAATTTCCCTCTACTGGAGTACCAGTTAAATTATTATCTTGCCATGTAGCAAGATGAGCATAAGGTAATTCATTTGCAGTTTTTGTAATTCCTGTGCCTCCACCTTGTACGTCTACACTTTGGTATAATGGAGTAGCTGTTCCTACGCCTGTAAATACATTTGTACTAGGATTTGCTCTATCTATATTTGCACCTGTAAAATTTGTTGATTCTAAAACAAAATCACCATCGTAAGTGCCTGCATCCTTATATAAAATGTAACTGCTTGCACCCGAATCTTCTTGATTTATCGTACTATACGCAGGCGAACCATTGAACATTCCTACCCAATAAAATGTTCTAGTTATACTGTCTGCAGCAGGTGCTTGTGCATTACCAGTTGGATTAAATGTAATTTCATAATAACCAGGTTGAAAAAATCTTTTTTCAGATGCTCGAATGTATCTTACCCAATTATGAGACTGATTGTATGCTTGAAGGTATCTTCTGTTAATAAACCTAGATATATAAATATCTTCCTGCGTAGTAAATCCATTTACTCCTGCAAGAGATGTTATTAAATTAAATAAATCTTTATAAGGTTTAGTTTGCATTATATTTTATTAGGCGACAAATCGCTAAAATTTCTTTGATAGTATTGTAAAAATTTTTTGGAATGTATTTCATCGTGTCCATACTTCCCTGTCAATCGGAAGAACTCCCTAGCAGGCATCGTAGCTACGCACTTTCCTAGAACAGGATGCGTCTTGCCTTTTTCTTCTTGTGCTTCCTTGCGTGCTTGTTGCACACGTAAGTGTTCAGTTTCTTTTTCTAACTGAAAGCCACTTTTTATTTCATTGATGAATGCTTGGTCAAGCTCACCAGTTGTGAAATCTTTAGGTATATCTGTAATTATATCAACCATAATAAAAGGCAGGGGGCTTTCGCCCCCCAACCGAATGAATTATTAGATACGCTTGATGTCCAAAAGGATTCTTACTTCTCCTGCAGTTGCATCTTTAAGACCATCGTCTGTAGGTGTAACTACAATGTCGATAGTATCATCAGATGGGAACTGATAAGAATAAGTAACTGTACCGTCAAGGTCGTCACCTGTGTTATACGCTAATGAATCGCCGCCTGTGAAAGCATCATATGCTTCAATCAGACCTGCTGCTCCAGTAGGTGTACCACCAATGGTAAGACTTACTGCACTTAAAGAACCACCAGAAAAGGCAGTTACAGTTTGAACAGTAACAGCAGAAATAACATCACCTGCATTAACAGGAATTGAGATTGTTTCTGCCGCTGCAGTTGTATTGTCGAAGTCACCTGGTTTAAGGATGATTTCGTCACTATATCCGTTTGAATATTCGTTAATTGTTACTCTAGCCATAATTATATACCTCCTAATTAAGCGATAATTTTACCGTGAGCTGCAGGGTGGTATACACCGAGAGTCAACGCACAATCAACAAATCCACGTTCGCCACCACCTAAGTTAGGTAAGCGTGTGCTTCCCATAGGGATGAGGTCGTGAATACCAATGTAATCTGGGTTAATGATAAAACCATCTGCGTGAGAAGCATTTGCTCCAGTAACGGTAGCAGGTGCAGTAACAGGGTTCATATTAACAACAGAAACAACACCGTGGTCAGACTCATAGAGTTCAACTGACAACTTGATAGTTGTAGAACCTTGGTCCATGTTTACTTGACGTAATGGATTAGTTCCTACGTTACCTTGCAAACGAGCAAAGTCGGAGATACGGCGGCGTAGCGCAGTATCAACAACAAGCATCATGTTGCTTGATTGACCAGTTTGACGGAAGATTTCTGATAACTGAGTATTAAGAATAGTCTCAGTATAAGCAGAACCTTCGTCAGAGTTGTTCAATGTAGGTGTTACATACTCTGAAGGAATGTCTGCAGGAGTACCTGCGATTGTTGTACCATCGGCTAACCATTTACCTAGTCCACGTAAGCCATAATTAGTGCCTGCACCGTTCTCTACAGAGCGGTCATTGTCACTAAGGATTGTAGCTTCTACGTCACGTTTAAGTTCACGGATTGCTTTTGATTCTGCTTGGGCAACTTTAGCAGGTCCAACAGAGTCAACAGCTTCTTGTAAATCAGAAACCATATAATCTCTACGGAATTTTTGCACATAGTTACCAAGACGAGCGCGTTCTGCGAATTTGTCAGAGAAAGTAGTAACATCAGCACCTTCTGAAACACCAGATGTTCCAGGGTCGGCTAATTTATCTACTGTCCACTCTGCAAATGTTGCGGAGGCTTTAGTCTTTGAGGCGGATGAAAGGACTGGGGTTTCTTCTGGCGCAAGGATTGTTAAGACATCTGTCAAATCCTCACGATTAGAGACCGCAGAACCTGTATTTGTTGTATCGAATGTATTTGAAAACGACATAATTTTTAAGTTTTACTTTCTAGTTTGCTTTTGTAAGGTTCTAAGAGCTATGAAATCATTAACGCTTCCAGTTGCTTGGAAGGCTTTTGACTGGTCTTGAAGCTTTTTAGCTGTTCTTGGTACAGTTTTTTCAGATTTAGCTGCTGTAGTAGATGCACTCCTAGGAGGCGTAGATTTAATTGCACGTGGTGCTGTTCTAGTAGGGGGTAGCACTTTACGTCCATACATACTGTTTGCTGCGTGAGCAACTAGGTATGGCATCTGTGCCGCTACTTCTGGATTGATTTCTTGAAGGTCAACTAACCTTCTATCGTTAATCATAGCATCGTACTTTTTGTACGCATCGCTATTCTTGTTTTTCATCCAAGGTAACTCTTCTTCAGCTTTTTTTGCAAAAGCATCTCTAGCTTGCACAGCTGCTGTCTTCTTCTGTATCTCCTGCATTTGTGCAGGTACAAACTTCCGAAGAACATTCTGTGAATGCCTCATTGTTTTGCGTACTTCAGCTTTAGTGAACTCCCTTCCATCTACTGTAGCAATGACATCATCGGGTCCGTAATCCCCTTTTTCGTACAATAAATCTTCAGCCCAATCCACAACTTCTTGTGCATGAACTGCTTTATCTTGTAACTCATTAGGGTCTTGAATGTCTTTTAAAGGATTGTCTTTAACAACTGGAACTTTTTCCTTTTCAGAATTTTGTAAATCCTGTAGTTGGCGTTCCATTTGTTCCATTCGTTCTTCAGCCGCTTTTCGTTTTTTAGTAAGTTCGCCATAGCGAGCTACTGCACGACTGTTGAGCTTAGTGGACAATGCTTTAATTTCATCTTCCGATAAGTCATCTATATCTAACTGTGAAAGAACATCTGCCTGGGTCTCTTCTTCTTCGGTTTCTGTTGCACTCTTAATAACAACTTCTTCCTCGGTTTGGGATTCTTCGGCTACTTCAGATTCACCTTGCGGTGAACCAACACGCTGAGCCATAAACTCTGCGGGTGTAAGACTGTTATCCGTATTTTTTTGTTCTGACTCTACGTTGTCAGTTTTGATTTCATCTGTCATAATTTTTCCACTTTCTTTGCGCCAAAGCGATTGCGATTAAAAGTCATTATACAACCTTATACAAGCTTGTGAAAAGTACCCTCATGTTTTTTGCGGATACTTTGCCAATCGGTCATTTGTAATAGTTGGTCGTATGTCAAAATCTTACCAGAAATCTGTTGCATAGATTCATAGTCCGCCTTATGTAATTCGGCTATAGCCTCTTCTCTAAGTGCGTGAATAACAGAAACGAATACAGCAAAGTTTTCATTATGCTGTAATGCTTTTAAAGCTTCTTCTAAACTCATTGATTAATACCTTGTGTTTGCATTTTACCCATAGATGCAGGTTGTGTACCTATCTTACCTATTTGAGCATTCTGCATTTGTTGTTGCATGAAAGTATATTGACCAATGTATTTCTCTAACCTAGCCTTAAATGCTTCGTCAGTTTGTACACGCTGTGCAATATCTGGTTGCTGTGTGTATTGCTGTATAACTTGCATTGCAACTTGACCACCATTTGGTCTAGCAGGCATTTCGATACCTGCAAATATCTTAGCTAAGTCATCGGTAATATCTTGTTGCATCTTCTGTGCAGCTTGCTTACCTTCTTGTAAAATACTATCTGCCATGACAGGGTCTATAGAATTAGCAACTACCTCAAGCAATGAATCCATATTGATTCTGCCAGAGCGGTCTAACTGAGTAAGCGATACTAATGAGTTTAGTTTTTTCTCTTGTGTTTCCCTATCTGTATTTAATACATCATAGGATACAACAATGTCATAATCCTCGTTAGCATCTCCCTTTGAAAACTTCATTGGGTCTGGGCTACCTGTTACTTTAAAGAATACTTCATCTGGCCCAAATCTTTGGAAGCACTTCCAAGTTGTACTTAGAACTTCTGCAGCGTGATTTAAGAACTTGTCAATTAAGAATTGTCTACGTACAGGTGCTAAAGGGTTTTCTACATCAAGTCCAACTAAAGCATCGGCTTGTTCTTCTAATGTACGCTCGATTTCAATAGAGCCAGTAGGCGGTGGTGGCGTAGGAGCAAAGTCCAAGTCACCTTTTCTTCTATATGGAATCATTCTTCCAGGTCCCCAATCTGTTGGAGCTTGTCCAACGGGGTGTAATATCGGTGGCAATGTAGCCAAAGAGTTTCTATCAATACGAGAATCTCTCTCTACCTTTACTTGATTCTGTATACCACGCAAAATATCTGGTATAGTCATTGTGTCGTAAAGTCTTTTAGAATCTTCCGATAGTTTAGTTACAATAACTGGATAATCTTCATATCCATTTAGTAATTCAAACTTAGCAAACGCAGGGCTTTCATCACCTCCGCTGTAATCTTTATGAAAGACTGTACAGTAAATACCTTCTGAACCATCTTCTTCATCAAATAATCTTTGATAACCATAAACGATTTCAATTAAATCATCTGATTCATAGATAGTGTCACTTACATTGTTTGACCTTCTGCCTTCTTGTTCGTTCTCAATAGAATTAATATTGATACCTCTGTATCGTTCTATCATTACGTCTACAAAATCTTGGTCCCAACCGTCTGTTACTACCTTGTTCTCAAGTTCCTGTGCTGTGTAGTAAGTACGCCAAAAACAATATGGCGCTCTTTGTGGGTCTGTTACATAGCTAGGAAAGAAAAAGTCTCCATCGGGTGCAAGTGTTTTTACTTCTGGAGCATCTACTTGTCTTCTTACTGTAGGTAACTCTGCTTTACCTGTGCTTCTTAAGTCAGAAATAGCTTTGTTGGCTCTCTCTGTGTTTACACCTGGGAATGCAGCAATCAACAGATTAGCTACATTTTCAGTATCAGTTTCATCTGCTATAGATTCCGCTACCTCTGGTGCTATTGAAGCTATTTGATTTAGGTCTAGCTCTTGTAAAAACTTTCTATCTTCCCTTTGCCAACCTATATATGTAATTAATATACCTCTTTCTAGTAAATAATTAGCACCTAGTTCCATTTCTTTTTTAAACCTAGGTATGTATCCACTAGAAATCATCCACTTTAGGAAGTTAGATACTACTCTACTTCTAGCAATATCACTTGTTTCTGTAGGAAATGCTCTAACATTTGCTCTTGAAACCGCTGACATGAACATAGCTACTAGTCTAGTTATACGTTCATCAATAACATGGGACTCAATATCCGATGCACCTTCCCAAGGAAAAGCATCTGCACCGTGCTTACGGTGGTCGCGGCTTTTCCCCGCCCACCAGTTCCTCCTGTCATCATAACTGCTTCGGCATAAATCGAAATAATATTCTAGGTCGGCAATTGTTTTACTGTATGCCCAACGCAAAGTATTGACATCGGGTGTTTTACTTACGTATGTAAGAGATTTAGCGGTCTCGGTATTTTCCATTTCGGCAAATTATAACATATTAATCAAGACTAGGAGGCTCGACCCATTTAAATTTAGGTTCTGCTCCGCTGTTGTCTACTTCTATATAAACATACTTGCCAACCCCATTCGGGCCTTGAAGCCTTCTCGGCATGAGCAAAGGTACTTTACGTAGCATTTCTTTTATGTATACAAACGAGA